TTATCGTCTTTATAATGTATATTATATTTATTCTCTTCTAATTCTTTAATTATTCTTCTTATTTCTTTTGGTATTATTCCAGTTTCATTGCTCAATTCTTCAATGGTAAATGTACCCTTTTTTAATAACTTTTTTAATTTATCATCTTTATATATAGGTTTTATATCCTCTTTATCTCGATGTCTTTTCGCCCCTTCTGTAGGGTATTTACCACAATCTTTACAATAATATTTCTGTTTATTATATGGGTCAAAACCTCGTTTAACTAATTTATCAGACCCGCAATAAGGACATTTATCGATACACTTTCACCTCCTATTTATTTCCTATTTCTATAACCCTCATTTCATAATCAAAAACCTTATAACTTATCCATTCCCAGCAAATATTATCGTTACAACTTTTCTCAACTATCTCTCGAAATGTTTCATAGCCGTAGAAGTAAAATTGATTATCTGTAAATGAATAATAATTATCCTCCACATATACCGCCAGCCAATGGGTATATAAAGTATTTTTTAGCTTTATTTCTATCTGATATGTTTCGTAGTCATGCCAATTAGCCACATAATTACCAAAGCAAGCCATATCGTTACAGTCACCATATTTGGTTTTCCATAATTGATAAGGACTCAGCGCATTATAGGGTTGGTATTCATATTCAAAATTCTCCACCATATACTCGCTTATCTTCTCTGGCGTGTCCAAACTTTTTACGACTGCAATAAATTCAAGGTCATCAGGCAAGACAAAATTGGACAGGTTATAAATTCCGCACCCTGATAGAAGTATTAAAGCTATAATTAGCAAGGCAATTTTTTTAATCTTTATCAAAATAAATTTCATTCTCCTGTTCGTATTCTTCTTTGGTTATCTCTAACCTGCCCTTGCAAAATGGGCAATAACTGACATACTTATCCCCTTTTAAGTGAAAGGTAAGCATAAACCCGCATTGAGGACATTCAAAATATTTATCTTCAGTCGCTTCCATCTTTATACTCCTCTGGCATTGGGCATATCCCACCCTCGCAAGTTGTCCTTTCTATAAGGCTACTATTGGTATGATATTGTCTTATAATTACCATTTTCATTTCCTCATATCTTTCTTTACTAATTTATATAAGTGAATTACCCTATTAATCCAGCCTCGCAAACTTTTTTTAGCATTTATACTTTTTAGACTTGCATAATATTCTATTCTCTTGAATAGATAATCCTGCCAATCGTCGTATACATTTAATAATTTTTTTGCCCTACTTCTACCACAATTGACCGCAGTATCAAAAACGATTAAATTAAAGGGATATGGTAAGCTATCACAACCCGTTTTTAACCAAAATTCCTTATAGAAGAAATCTATTGCGTATTGTTTGGCTTCATCTATTTTTCCTTCGCTTATAAGTTTTTTTAGATGAGCAACTTCTGCCGGATACCACCTTGAACTTATACCAAAGATGGTAAGTTTACCCGGGTCATGGGGTTCGTCTGATATAAACCCTTCCCGGAGTAGTACAAACTTTATTGTTTTATCGAAGTCTTTTTTCATTTTCAATCCCCTTCTGCCTCATCATCTTTTGACTGCAAATAAAACTTAATTATCAGCGTAACTAATCCAGCAAATATGCCATATACAGTTGTCAAGAATGTATCTAATGTGATACACCCGTTAAATATATTCAATGTAATTTTTAGGAAACAATATAATATCGAAAATACTAATATACGCCTGATTAGATGATATCGATTGATAAAGTCTTTCATTGCTTCGTACCCCAATAAACACCGATTATAGTTGTTACAATGGAGACAACAAAAGCAATAACCCCGCTTATCCCTTTTATATGTGCTATATCGGTACTATTCTTGAATGTTCTACCGTTTAACTTGTCTAATCTTGCATTAATTCCTGTTACATTTTTATCAAGTGACTCAATCATTCGAGCCAGTTCTGCATTGGTTATTCGCATATTACATCATCTCCTTATTTCATTGCTTCTTTTTGCTCTAATTTCTCTATCCTTGCCTCTAATTCATCTATCTTTGCCTGCATAGTATCAATTACGCCTGTTAGATATTCCAAATATCTTGCATTAGCAATCGTTATTTTTGCAGGACATTTAGCATACTTGTCAAATTCAGCTTGCTTTTCTGCTTCTGTGGCAAACTCATTAGCTTTACGAGGTCGATATACTTTTTCATCTTTAACTTTGGTAACCATTTTTTTGACTGGCTTGCCATCTTTATCTAATACAGGTTTACCTTCTTCGTCTAACTTGTCTACTTCTTCCTCATATTCAGTCGGTATCATATCAAATAACTCATCATCAGTTTTAACTATTGGAATACCCTCATAAGGCTTTACTGGTTTATTAGCGTCCTCCAAAGCTACTGCAAGTAAATCCCTGCCAGTTGCTGTAATTTTCGGTGAAAATGTATTCCAAGCTACATCGGCTACTGCTGTTCCGTCTGTACCAAATTCGTAACGTAGAGTAGAACCTGATTTAACTTGAAGGTTATCATCATTATGGTCATTATAGATATCCCATTTGGTAGCGTCGTTTTCGGATAAGAGGATATGTGGGTCTGCGTCAGTTGCTGCGTTTATATCAAAGTCTCCAGAAGGAGTCTCTGTATTTATCCCCACATACGTAAACCTTTTTGGTGTACCACTAGGACCTCCGCCAATACATAAACTTGTAACAGTATTTGCAGGACTTCCTATATCTTGTGAACCTATGTAGGCAGTCGCTCCTGTAACTTGTAAATATAATGAACCCCAATTTGAGGTATCGGAGCTATTAGACATAGCTATCTTTGCTATAGTGTTTGTTCCATTTGGCAATAAAAAGAATTGTATTCCTAAATCTTCTGTTTGTGCTTTAAAGTCAAGCCTATCTACAGAACCTGCAGTCCCCGATTCTAAGCTAATGACATCATTGTCTGTTATTATTATTTTTGGAGTAGTTATCTGTGTAGTAAATGTCGGGCTTGTCCCAAATACTGCTACACCTGTTCCAGTTTCATCACTTATCACCCCTGTAAGTTCTGCGGAAGTGGTTGCGGCAAAAGCAGATAGTTTATCGGTGGTTAAAGCATTGTTCGTATGTTCCGTTTCTGTTAAATGATAATATTCATCTACTGTTCCACCTTGCAATCCACCTAAATTATTATGATTAACAACTTCTGTTCCGCTAAAGAATTGAGATGTTACCATTATTACCGAAGCAAAACTTCCGCCAGCTTGTGGAGCTATAATTGCACCAATTTGACATCCAAAATCAGTTAAATGGTCAGGTATTGTAGGTGGTATTATTGCCTGAACTTCTGCTTCTGCCAGTGTATAGCTACCTGTGCCATAGACAACATATACGTCTTCATCATCAATATGCTTATAGACATAATGAACACTATATTTATTGTTATCTACATTACCTAACGTTCCATCTCCATCATCATAATGAGCAAAATCTATTACATTACTTCCTGCTTCTGTCCAGCCAGCCCCACCGTCGCTGTAAACGTATGTAAATTGTGTAGTAGAACTGTCATAAGCAGAAAGAGAAAATCTATTTAATCCACCATAAACTATTCCAGTTCCCATTATAAAATTATTAGTTCCTGAATATTCTATAGCAGAACCACTTTCTAATTCTAATGCTCTTAACGTTTTTGCCCTCTGATGTAATTTTCTTACACCATCACCAAACCTAAATCCACCATCTATATAATGAACATTATCAGAACCATCTTTCATTACCTTGCCAAGTGGTATCGCATTATAGCCGTTTGGAGCAGTTTCGCTTAAAGTAATAGTGCAGGGTGTGCCATATGTAAATATTACAAAATAAGTTGTATCGGCAGCGGTGATGGTTTGGTTATCCTGTTCAGCAAGAGTAACAGACGTTAATGGTGCTGTGGCACTTGCAGAAGCCCTTAAATATGCTTCTGTAATAGCAGTTACCTTAAATGTGCCTGCATTAGTTCCTTCGGTTACAACGCCACCTGTAACAATTCCAGAGCTGTCCATAGCATTGGTAACATTTTCGAGGTCATCAACGTCAAGGTCTTCTTTAGTTTCAGTATAATTTCTACCTTCGATATTAGTTGCATCAATAAATCTGGCATAGTCATATTGTTCTGGAGTTCCACTTATACCAGCTCCACCTTGAGTCGTTTCTGTCCAGACCGCAGCTCCATCGGTGTTATCAAGACAGACATAGGCTTTATTATTAGTTACATCAACCCAAATACTACCTACTTTATACCCTTCATCTATATCATTGTTTACTGTTGGAGCAGATGTTGCATCAAACTTACTATATTTAACTATTTCAATGTTATCTATATAATAACCGTGCCCCGAAGTTACCCCAATATCCCCATCAATTAGCGAAGTCGGACCCAAATTAACATAAGTTGCACCCATTAAAACCAGCCCTAAAATGGCTATAAATATTATTGCTCCGATATTATTTCTTAATTTCCTAAACATATAATCACCTCTCTATATAGTCAAGATACTTTTATATTTAATCATCATGTCCTCATTTGCCACAACAGTTGAGCAGTCTACGGTATGATAAGTTGCACTAACATTGCCACTTAATTCACTTGTTTTATCTTCATTATTAACTTTCTTTTTAAACACATCGGCAGTTGACACTATCGGGTTATCAAGCCCTATTTTGTCAGAAAATCCTACTTCGACCTCATCGGAAGCACTGACTCCAGCAGGTATAATTATTTTGGTTACTGTATCGAAAGCCTTGTTTCCGTATGCGGTCGAGCCTGCTGATATAGTTATTTCTTCTTCGTCATTTTTACCTCTAACTAACCCTACTATTTTTACATCCCCCGAAGGAGTGTCATTGTTAGTAGTAGTTATAGATATATTTCGAGCATAGTCGGGATTAGTTATTGCTGTTGTAATATTTTGGATTGCCCCGTTACCTGTAATAGCCGCATGAATACCATCTTCATCAGCAGCCAATAAATCCTGAAAATGCTGTGATATTACCCGTTGCATTATAAAGTCTCTTTTGTCTACTACATCAGTTACCACACCGCCGGCAATAGTAACCCAAGCCAGCAATATTGCATTAGAAGGAATTGACCCCGTTGTTGAGCTTATAACCCCTGCACTTGTTAGGTAGACTTTATAGACACCTGCGTCAGTCGATAATGTATAAGTCTGTCCAGAACCGTAATATAATTCACCATCGCTAATAAGTGCAAAACCTTTTTCGACATCTACCACCGAATCAGCCCCAGCGTTATCAGTAACTTTGAAAGCCCCTGCTGAATCGTAAACTATCCCGTTACCATGAAGCCCTGTTATCCATTTTGCTATCGGGCTATATGCTTCCTGATTAGTGACATATATTTTAAAGGTCACGCCTGCTTCTAAAGCACTTGTCGGAATATTAACCCTGATAAATACTTTTCGATAACAGTCATATGGTATATCACCTAAATTAGCATAGCCATCTTTGCCCACTGGCTGAAAATCTGCAAAGTTATCATCGGTATAGCCAGTTATACTACCGCCATCACTGCCTGCATGAATAGTCGTAGATTTCACTTCTACCCATTTTTGAACAGTTACATTTTCTACCCATTGCCCATCTGAATCCCTGACAGTAATTTTTACCGATGTCATTGGGGAAGAAGTAAGCACTGCACCTTTGTCATTCCATATATGATATTCCGTACCTGCACTACTCGGTTTATAATCTCCAGCGTCACCAGTGCCGTAATTTATCGCTGTTATTTCTGTATCATCAACCGCATTCCATATTGATGGATTCGGGTCTGCCATAAAATCACCTACCTTTGAAATGCCAATCCAGATGGAAAACCATTTGGACTGGCAAAACTTTCTATTATAGTGGAAGTTATTCCTGAATGCTTATAGATTTTTTCATTATCACAACTTATAAGATTTTCTCCATCATTAGTTAAACCATAAGGGAATGAATCAGGACTGGCGAAACTGCTTAATATGCCATCTGATATTCCGTTATGAATATAAATTTTTAGTGTATCATAATCACAACTTATTAAATTCCCTCCTACATAAGTCAGACCACAAGGAGCAGTACCGGGACTGGCAAAATCATCTATTATGGTCGAAGTAATACCATCGTGTACATATATTCTTCGACCATTTTGTGAACAACTTATAAGATTCGTACCATCAAAAGCTAAACCACTTGCTCCATTAGGCCAGTCTAATGGGCTATTAAAACTGCTTAATATGTTTTCTGCTATTCCATCATGTATATAAATTTTAGGATGTACAGAATTCGACCCCCAATCACAACTTATAAGATTGGGACTATTATAAGTTAATCCTGCTACTTTTAGTCTAATAAATTCCTCTGATATAACTATTGTTATCCCAGAATGTACATATATTTTTCCAGTACTATAATCACAGCTTATTAGATTTGCTGTAACACTCGGAGCTACTGGTGGTAATATAATCGGATTGTTTCTATCACCATTTATATACAATATTCTTACCTTGTCATTTACCGCTAAATTAGGATTGCGGGACAATGTAAATATATTGGGATAGGGTTTATCGGATTCTGATATAAAAACGTCATAACTGCCATTGCCGTTATCAAATGCTACTATTCCAGTTACTATATTAATCCGAGAATTTATATTGCCTATACTATCTTTTATAATTGAATTAATAGGTTTAAGCATAACTAAAACTCCTATAAAAATTAACAGTATTAATAATTTTTTCATACATTTTGACCCCCTTATGTGCCAAGCGAGTTAACCCCGCCAGTCACTTCAATAAATGTAATATCCCTTAATATCCCAGCTACAACAGGTTTTTCCCGATTCCCATACTCCCATAAAATGCCAACCTTATCACCAACTGCATAGGTCGGGTCGGTTTCGATAGTGAAGACATTCGGGTATTCTTTATCGCTACCTGCTATCTCAACTTTATATTTACCGTTGCCAGAATCTTCTTTTACTTCCGCTGTAATATAAGTATTCCTAAATGTAATATTGCCTACTGTATTTCTATTAGTTGCCTGTGCTAAATTAAGCATAATAAACACATCCTATCCGTGTGCGTGGTTTTACCGCCCCCGTTTTACTATTAATACTTATGGTATGTATTACTTCTTCAACAAAGTAACGGTCACCATCATAGCCAATTTTCTTATCGGTTAATTCGACTGTATTACCTACAATTAATTTAGGATTGAAGTTAACCAAAAAGTCAGGTTGCTTAATAAATCTATGGCTATCAAGTATTATATTTTCCCCTATTCGCTTACATTGTCCTGTTGTTTCGGCAAGTGGAAATGGAAGTGTGCCTTCATTGTTCGGTTTGCGTTCACCGTAGAGAGCAATGGAAGTTGAATCAGTTACCGTTGCCTTAACTTGTGTATGAGTTATAGTTGAGGTAGTAGTTTCATTGGGAATATTATCAGCAATCCAAGTATTACCGCCTGCTGTTTCCTCTTTGGTTTTTATTGCAATCGAGATTGTAAAAGCCTTTTCGGTAAAATCCCAATCAAGAGTACTGGTTATTTCTCTATGAATATTACAACTTGCTTTTCCCGACCAATATTTCCCTGCTCCACCTGTAATGGTAAATGTCATATTTTGAACATCTAAATCATTATTTAATACTGTTACGGTAAATTTGTAATCCTGAAATTTAGGGAATATATATCCTGATGGTTTGGTATAACCTATATATTTTGCCGTCACTTTGAAATTACTGTCTTCATAATTCCAAGCGGGAACGGATTCCCCAGCGGTAAAACTTTTCTCAATAGTTGCAGTATCTTCGCTATATTCGGATTCGGGAACTTCAACTTGTTGATTCCCATCATCAACTTCAACTGTTATAACTTCTTCCTCAAAAATTGCCCCTAAAATAATCAGCTTATTAATTATTCCCCTATCTGATGTTTCCAGCCCCAACTGGACAAATTTATCCTCTCCGTATTCCCAATCAGCTTTTGGATAATCGCCTGTATCGGTTTTTATAGTTCTGGTCTTTAAGTGCATTATTGCATTCTCATCATGCCTTACATACCAGCCCTCAATGGCACATTCTTTTTGAATCATATCCCAAATATTCTGGTCTTGAAATGAATGATCAATAGTTACAGCGTCACCAATAGGCACATCAACATTAGTTATATCTGCTTGACTGGCAAGGTATTTTACTATTGACCCTCGATATGCTTTTTCTGCTGATTCTTGAACTGATATTAAGGTCATTGTTTTATCGAGTAATTTCTTGCCATAATCCCTGCCAGTGATAGTTAACCTATAACCGCCGTCATAAGTCGTATGAGTGCTATCAATTAGCCCTGTAAACATCTTAATTTCTTGACCGTTAATAAATACTATTATTACAACTACTGAATTAATGGCAATATGTGAATCGGTTAATGGGGAATATTTGGGGTCGCCAAGTGATAGCGAGAATGTACTTATATAGTTTAGATTGTGTGCAATAGTTATATCTATATCACCTACAATAGAATCAGATACATCTTCACCGTCAATGGTAATAGTCATTCGCAGGGATTGTGAAGTATCGAGGCAAGCCCCTACTACATTTCTAACTACATTAAGCTCACCATCAATCGTTTTGCCAAAAAATTCGCCTTCCTGATTGACAAGTAAATTGCCGTCTATTTCCGCAAAGGTTTTCTGGTCGCTATCCTGTTCATTTACCGCTACAAAACAATCTAAACTTGTTTCCATTTTTATACTTCCTCACAAATTAGGGTATAGTTAGCAATTGTTCCAAAATAATATATATGTTGATAGGATAAAATATGCACTTCATATTTAGGTTCATATTTCACCACTATATTATTGTCTACATTAGTGGGAGCAGTCCCGAAGGTCATCACTCCCGTATCTTTATTAATATAAACGTTCCCGGCTGCGGGATTGGTGGCTGCCGTTACCGTTACAGTCAATCCTACATCGTTAACCTCTACTACCGGTAATGGAGTTTCCCCTGAAAGTAACCGCTGTAAAGTCCATGTTTTAGTAGAACCATCACCACTTAACACTTCTATAATTTTATGATAATCTATTAAATATAAGTTCCCCTTTTTCTTTGCTTCCTCTTTAATTGCAAACATTTCACTATCTATCAAGCCCGGTAATGTCCATCTATATTTATCGATAGACTGGTCTTCGGAAGTAACATTTCGGTTAATAATCATAGTGCCATCAATAGTTCTGTCGTAAGTTTCTAACTTTCTCACATCATGCAAAAGGTTCAACGGATTTTTTATTGTTGTATTGCCTATTGATATATCAGCCATAATTTACACCTCTAATTTCTATTTACTGAATCAAAACCTCTAACCATAAGTCGCATACTTTGTTTAGTCTTTTCTTCAAGAACTTCTTCTACTATTTTTTTAATTTCTTCTTTATTTTCATTATCTTTAATGACTAAATGAATTGTTATATGTTTATCAGCCATATTTACCTCCTATGCCATACCGGGAATTAAAACATTGCCGCTACGATTAAATTGTCTTGAGCTTTCTGTTAAAGCCTGTTCAACTGCCCGTTTAATTTCATCTGCATTTCCATTGCCGGATACGTTAACTACTACTGAAGGAGCATAACTTTGCTGATTATTATTTGTAGTATTTTGGTTAGCAGGAGTAATGGTAGGAGTGGTTGCTCCCTTATAATATTCTGCCCCTACATTTGGAGCGGTAATTGGTTCAGTTGATATTATTCCGCCACCGGGTAATATAATACTTGTAACTTCTCCAGCAGCATTTTTAATCTTTTTTAAAGTATGGTCAATCTTTTTTGCAACTTCTTCTACAGTTTCGACAACATCTTTTGCTGTAATTGCTAATTCAATATAATTTTCCCCTACATCTTCAGCATAAATTTTGATAGCTTCCCCTGCTTCTTTAGCTTTTTCTGCTACTCCATCTAATGAATCACCTAAAGTATTATTAGCGGTTGTAAAGATATCGGCTGCTGTAGCTGCTTCTCCGGTTGCCGTAGTAACTCCATCAGTAGCTTCAGTAAGTTCTTGGTTAGCTTCAGTTACTTCTTCTGCTGTTTCTTTATATAATCCTAATTTTTCTAATACCCATTTAACTTTATCCCAAAGCCAACCCAATGCCTCTTTTATTTTATCAACTACTGCAATGGTAAAATCTCTTATCCCACCGAAGTTAGTAGTCCAGGCTAAAGCTAAAGCACCCACCGCCAATACAAGTAATCCTATTGGGCCCGAAGATATAGCCAATGCTTTAACCGCTACGCTAACTGCAGTAATTGCCACCTTCATTTTTAAGAAAACAGATACAGCCATTAGAATGGGACCCCCTACTGCAGCCATAACACCTAATGTTGCCCCTACTTTTACAATCATCTCCACTAATGGTTTATGAGCGTCAGCCCATTTTTTGATTCGCTTAATAATCTCTATTGCCTTTTCAGAGAATTTTATTAATGGTGGTATTAATATAGTTCCAATATCCCTACCGATAGCCCCGACACTTTCTTTTAAATCAGTTATGCGATCATTAAACTCGGCTGCCTTTGCCGCTGCTTCGGTAGACATAACTATACCAAGCTCTTTAGCTTTTTCCATTAATGCTTCAATGCCTGCTCCACCCTCTTTTAGCATAGGCAATAATTGAGTTCCATATCTTGCTCCAAATATATCGGTAGCCAAAGCAACTTGTTTAGTCTCGTCAGTTAATTTAGATAATTTGGTAGCGGCTTCTTTTAATACATCCATAGTAGGCCTCAAATTGCCTTCGGTATCGGTAACAGATATATTTAATTCCTCAAAAGCTTCTTTGGCTTCACCAACCCCCATTGCAGCGTCATTCATTCCACGTGCTAAATATCGTAGTGATTTTTCTACCGTATCTAAATCAGCCCCGCTAATTTTAGCCGCATAACCTAAAGCAGATAGAGCCTCTACTGATATATTGGTTCGTTTAGACATTTTATCAAGTTGGTCACCCAATTTAGTAGTTTTCATAACTATTGCACCGAATGCAGCAGTAATTATACCACCGGCAATAGTCATCCCTTTGCCTATACCAGCTAATTTAGCGGACATAGCAGCAGCAGTTTTAGCTGTTTTTTGTTCTGCTTTGCTTAATGACTGTACTAATTTGTTATCTTTAGCTGTGATATCTACGAATAATTCGCCTAACTGCAATAGCTATTCACCGCCTTTAAAATTTTTTCGGGGTCTTTATCCCCCTTTGTTTCGCCATCTTTATTAAATCTTCTGTTGTAGTAGTATCTTTTTGCTTTGACTTGTCGCCTGAAAATATCTTTTCTATTTCTGGTATATCGCTCATATATGAATTAAATTGATATAGAGACATATCAGCTATTTGATTAATTGTAAAGCCATAATATCTTGATAAGAGAGCAAATGCTTTATGCCAACTTATTTCTTCTTTGCTCCCTTTGGGGAGTTTTTTACCGTCCCGCCAATTTTCATTAGTGTATTAAATATCTCATCATAATTATCTAAATCAATTAATTCGTCTGTATCTTGCAATGTTATTTCTGGTTGATATTTTTGCAGGCTTTTCCATAACATAAAACAGACTCCGTCCATAGTAGATAATTCTTTTTTTTCGTTGATATTGCTGTCCATAATAGTATTAATTGATTCAATTCTTTCAGCTTTGTCGGCTACAACATCTTGAATTATCTTAATCCGTTGCCCTTTTATATATTGCCTGAAGTCTGCTAAATCCCTCATATTAAATATACCCAGCTTATATTCCTTTCCTTTAATAGTTATAGGAATACCGCTGCCGGTTATATTTTCTAATTTGTCTTTTTCACTCATATTTCGCTCCTTTTATATTTTTTAAATTGATTCATAATTTAATATACTATCGCCTTTAAAATTCAAACTTTCATTAACCAAAGTATCTACTGCCGATGTTATAGAATGCCCGTCAACAATTACCCAGCCTTCATATCGTAAGTCATTAGCTTCATCAACATAAAATCTGATTATTAAATTATCGGTTATCCAATCAAGATTTTCTTCGGTTAGAAAATGCCTCTCTGCACTACCTGTCCAACCTTTTAATGCTGCTATATATGTTCGGTGTCCATCATCGCAATAATCAGTCGTCTCTAATATATCACAAACATTATCAGCACTCCAGTTAAAGAAGCCACAAACCTGCCCAATCTCACTATATGAGTGGCAAGTCCAGGTAACCGTATTATCAGCAGTAGTTCCACCAACAACAGTTCCCCACGGTGAAGGTTCAGTAGAATCCGAAGTTCCATCATCACCCGCTGCAACCTCATAATAA